CATAATAATAAAAAATAAAAATAATATGTTAATAGAACCAACTGACCCAGGAAACTGGTTACACTTTATTAAAAGGAATGATAACGTAAACCTACCCTTATTAGAGTTAAAGGAAAAATTTAGAGATGAACAATTTCTATTTGAAAACTATGTAAGTAATATCCAACTACATCGAATGATGATTGCTCAAAAAGCAGCAGGTGGTAGTGATAGGGATAAAACCTCTAAAGCGAGAGATGTAACTGATGACTTTACTATCCGTGTTACTATACCTACTAATAACTTTGTAATGAAAGTTGGTATTACTAAAAATGATGCTGCTGCAACCTTTACTATTAATTGGGGGGATACTACCATAGAAAGTGGAACAGGTATACCCACTCACACATATGTTACTGCTGGGGATTATGATATTAGTATCTTTGGTGATTGGGATAAGTTAGAACAAGGCGCAAATGGTGTTACTGCTGCTCAAAGTCAAACTATTACTCGGGTGATAAATTGGGGTACTACTCAATGGGTTAGTATGGAAAATATGTTTAATGGGTGTAGTAATTTAACTGGATTTTCCGATGCTGAGGCTCCTGATTTAAGTTTAGTTACTGAAATGTATTTTATGTTTGCTGGTGCCTCAAAGTTTAACTCACCCCTAAATAATTGGGATGTTTCTAATGTGACTAATATGGAAGGGATGTTCTTCTTTAACTTGGTTTTCAATCAACCTCTAAATAGTTGGGATACATCTAATGTAACCAACATGGGTAGTATGTTTTTTGGAAATAGTGCATTTAATGGGGATATATCTAATTGGAATGTTGGTAATGTAATTCGTATGAGTGGCATGTTTAATACGTGTAGTGTTTTTAACCAAAATATTGGAGGTTGGAATGTTTCTTCTGTGAATAATATGGCTTTTATGTTCCAAAAGGCCTTTGCATTTAATAATGGAGGTAGCGCTAGTATTAACACCTGGGTTACTACAAGTTTAGTTGATGTAGCAGGATTGTTTGATAATGCTACTACTTTTAATCAACCCTTAAGTGGTTGGGATGTAAGTAACGTAATTAACATGTTTATAGTGTTTAGGGATGCGGTGAATTTCAACCAGAGTTTAAATACTTGGGATGTTAGTAAAGTTACTAATATGCAAAGTATGTTTAATGGAGCATATTCTTTTAATGGAAATATAAGTAGTTGGCAAACTGGCTTAGTTACTGATATGTTTGGTATGTTTGATCGAGCTGCAGCTTTTGATGTAGATATTTCAAGTTGGAATGTAATTAGTGTAACTATAATGGATTCTATGTTTAGGTTTGCTACATCATTTAATCAAAATATAAGTACTTGGCCTACTACAGCACTTCTAGATGTAGATAATATGTTTCAAGGTGCATCAGCATTCAATCAACCTATTGGGGCTTGGGATACTTCAAATATTACTACTATGGGTAATATGTTTAAAGATGCATCTGCTTTTAATCTACCTTTAACCAACTGGACTGTAGATAATGTAAGTATTATGGATAGTATGTTTCAAAATGCTACGTTATTTAACCAAGATTTAAGTATTTGGGATACAGGTAATGTAACTAATATGGATAATATGTTTAATGGAGCTACAGCCTTTAGTCAAGATATAGGAAATTGGGATGTTGGAAGTTTAATAACAGCTAATAATATGTTTATCGCTACTGCTATGACAACAACTAACTATAATAGTTTACTTCAAGGGTGGGTAGGTAGTGCACGTTTGGTAAATGCAAGATTTACTAACGATTTAACCTTCACCATTTCATCTGTAACTGCTAGAACATCTATTGTTAATACACCATGGACTGTAATTGATGGTGGACAAGTATAGTGAAATATTTGGTTACCATATTCTTTTTTCGTATATTGATGTCATATTAATTAAAGTTATGCCATACGTCTTATTTATAATCATATTAACATGCCTTTTAGGGATGTTAATTAAATAACAATCATAAATTATGAAAAAAATTATTTTATTAATAATGGTAGTGTTCCAATCATGTGGGACGTTTGAAATAATCAATACTAATACTCCACGAGTAAACATAGTTAAAGTATTAACGATTACAGCTGAGGGTGATACCATAGCCGTACCCATAAATAAATTTCAAAATAATAATTATGATAGATTTAATACAAGATATCAATACAATTACCCATACGGAAACAGCTGGGAGTACTCTTATAACAGGTTTAGATACTTTAATAACTACCCTAGATATTACTCAAACAGTTTTACAAATGGGAATAGGTATTATAATGTTTCTCCTCCTGTGTATAGCACGCCTAATAGACCGAAAGTTAAACAGAGAACAAGACCTAAAACAAGAAGAAACACAACACCTCCACGTACAAGCCCAATCCCAAGGTTAAGACCAACTAATAACCCACCTACAAGGAGAGTAGTACCAAGGAATAGAAATAATAGAATCAATGTTAAACCAGCTAAAAAACAATAGATGAAAGTTATATATATGCAAGATACTATTGATTATATTATTCAAACTAACCCATCTAAGATATCAGATGTTGAAAAGTTAGGTGATAGTGATAAAGTTGATATGTTTAACGATAAAGATCAAATAATAGGCCAGTATCATAAGTTTAAAGTATGAAACCCTATTGGAGGTTATGGGCTAAGGCTTTAGGTGAAAAAGTAGGACATAATAAAGAAGCAGATAAGATTGCTTTTATTAGAACAATATTGATATTACAAGCTGTTATTTGTAATTTTTTTATTGTTGCAAATATAATTTTTAGATGGATTAAGTTATGAAAAGAGGTAAAAGAAAGACAATAAAAGAAACAGCGCCTACAAAACGGCGTTATGTTGGTTGCGAACACACATCCAAAACATATATGCTACACGTAAATAAAGCGTATAAAGCGGAAATAACGGTGGGTATCGACGGTATAGTGTGTTGGGTATAGGTAAAATATAAAAGATATGAAAATAGGATGTTGGCATCAAGGAATAGTAGGTAAAGGAGTTCAAACCGATGAAAAAACGTTTGCTACGTATGCCTCACAATATGTTAAGTTTATAAAGGATAACAACATCCAAAGAGCATTTTTTATTTTAAAAAACCCCAATGAACCCTATGGACACTACGCTAAACAAAAATGGGTTGTTAAATATTGGTTAAACCAACTACCTACTAACTGTGAGGCTGGTTTTGTTTTAGACACCGAACCTACTTCATCGTGGTCAAATAGTCCTATATTTACAGCTGGTGATAGTATGGATATAGCTTTCCAATATATTAGTGATATTAATAATGATAGTAATAACCATAAGATCTCATGTGTAGGTTTTGATAGTGAAGATGTAGGTGGAAAGTGGGAACATGGGTATTATAGTACTAGGGGGATTAGTTGGATAAATCAATTGGTTTCCAAATATATCAACGTTAGTGGATTTGATTGGGGTTTTGCTGGTCAGTCTTCGCATGCGAATCAACTTAATAAGTATAGAGAAGTATATTGGGTTGATGAGTTAAAAGATTGTGGTTGTACTGGTCCTGTAGCTAAAGTTAAGGGTAAACAATGTCAATGCCCTAATACCCCATATTGTGTTAATAAAAATAATCCAACAGGTATATTAAATACCTCTATTGGGAAATATCTAAAATCACCAACTTTAAACCAACCTAATACTTGGCCTATGTTTTCAGTTGAAAGCGCTTCTAACTTAGATTGTGTGGCAATGCCTGAAGCTCAGTATGCTAAACACCCTTGTGGTTTAGTAGATGCTTTTGGGGTATGGGATAAAGATGAGTTTTTTAAATTCTTAAATCAAGTAGGGGTAGATTATAATATCCAACAAGCTATGATTTATGAGTGGCAATTTATCCCCAAAACTTGGTTATAAAGTATTATCTATTACATATTTATTGGTATAATATATAACAAAAAAGTTATCAAAAAATAATATGGTTAGTGGATAATATGTGGAATAAATTATATAGAATGTTTAAAGATAAAGAATTAAGGGGTTATTTAGGAAGCGCTGTGGTGTTTTTATTAATCATAGGATTATTGGTATTTCTTGCTTTTTTTGAAATCCCTGAAGCTAACAATGATATTTTTAAGGTGATTGTAGGTATGCTAGTTGGTAGTCTATCAGTGGTTATTTATACCTTTATAGGTAAAAATCCTGAAGAAGTTTCTAAATTAGAAGCTAGTAACGCCTCATTATCCAAAAAGAATGAGCATTTAATCCAACAAAAGGATGAGTTAGAAGCTATGCATATTAACTTACAACAAATGATTGTAGAGAAATTATCTATCGCTGGTAATATATTTGAGATTAACGATATGAAAATACAAGAAATCACAGATTTTAAAAACTCTAAACAACTAAAATAATACGTAATATGCTTGGTTACCGTAGATACTATTCGTATATTTACGTATAATAAAAAAATAAAGGTCATATGAAAAATGTAAATGAGTTAGTTGAAAAGTTATTTAGTGGTTACGTAGATGATTTAATTACCGATAGAGAGTTAGGTGATATGTTAGATTTAGTTACTAACGAATATACTGTTGTAGTAGATAATAACCAAGATGATGTTGATTTCTTTGAAGTATGTCAAGGTAGTGAAATATCTGAGTTTAGTTATGATTTAGAAGCATCACAATACGATTATATTTAATAAATAAAAATAAAAGTTATGACAAAAAGACAACTTCAAAATGAACTATCAAAATCAACTTTGGGTGTAAAATATTCTAAGTTAGATGAATACGAACAAGATGGGATAAACGAAAACCTTCAAGGGTTAAAAGAGTTAATGAAATGTTGGGATAAAAAATAAAAGGTTATGAAAAAATTAAAAGATGATAAAGAAGATTTAAATTGGTGTAATTATTCAAATATGCCATCCCCCACAGATTATATAGAGGAAGAGTGGGAATCCAATTCAACATATAGTAGTTAATAATAAAAAACAATTATGATGGAAAATTTAATACTATTAAAGTCAATTTTAGATTTAGTTAAAACAACCCCCAATAATATGGATTTAGGAGAAAAAGTAAGGGAGATTGTGTCTATTGTTAAGTAGTCATATTTATAACTGATATGATAAAACTAAAAGATATATTATTAAGTGAAAATGAAGAAGATTCATTAAACGTTGATATGGTTCTACCTATGGATCAACAAGTAATATTACAAGCTGAAGACGAAGATTACGATAGAGGTTTGTTAGTAACTAATAATAAAGATAAAAGTTATGATATCGCTTATTGGGCTGGTGATTTTAAACCATACCCCATAGAAGTAATAATCGATGGTGTTTCTGTATCTACAGACGCTAAGAATATTAAGTTAATGTATCATCCCGAAATGAAATAATATGCAATTATACGAAAGTAAGTTTAAAGATTTTATCAACATGGCTAAAGTAATGAAGTTAGTTGGTGAAGGTGAAAATGTAAATGGAGATGATGCTATGGGAATAGCTAAGAATTTCTATAACACTTTAATGGGTGTTGAAAATAACGAAGCTAAAGTAATATCGTATATTAAAAATATTACAAATAACGCTGATTTAGTTAGTAAATATACAATTGACGACCATATAGAAGCTTTTAGGGTTTCTGAGTCTAACTTAGAAGAAGGTGTAGTATCTTCAGCTGTATTATCTGTATTAGCTTCAGTTATTATGTCAGGTGGGTTGTCTAACTTAGATGATAATGGTTTTAATCCTGATGATTTTGACCATGGTGATGATATCGAAATGGTAGATTCAAATGTTGATGATTATGATCACATAGGTGATACTGATTTTGAAGGATTTGAAGATGATGATACTGTAAGAAAGAGTGGAGTTGATCCACATAATATAAATGAAGCTTTGATTAGTGAGGGTGACGAAATGGATATGTCAGGTTCTATTACATTCGATCAAGCTAAAGAATTAGGTCTATTACCTATAGATGGTCCTAACACATCTTCTAAACTAAGAGAAAGAAATCTACGTTATTTCACAATTACTAAACCAAACGATGATGGTTTTAGTAAAGTAATATATTGGATTGAAAAAGAAGATGCTAAAGAAGCTGGTAGGGATTTTAGAGTTGATAGTAGTATCGACGTTTCCCTTTATTCTTAATAACCCTTATTACTTGTCGCATCCTGTATTACACTTTGTAAGTATATCTTAATACTTTTAATACTATCTTGCAGCGTTTTAACGTCAGTAGCTTCCTTTTGGGCGAGTGTGTTGACTGCTGTTTCAGATGCGTTTAAACGCGCTGAAAATGCGTTTAAATCGCGGTTTAACGTGGCGGCATCAGCAAAATCAGACGTGGATATATGTTCTTTAATAGTATCTAGTTGTTCTGTAGTTAACTTAATCCACTGTTCATAACTTTTAGTAGTTGCTTTATGATTGGATTGTATTAGTTTATAGTTTTTTAATATCGAACCATATTGATATAAAAGTATTGCTAATAGTGTAAGTTGAATGCCAGATATAAAGTAAATCGCTAGTTCCATAGTTAGTTTTTTAGTGTGTATACATAAAATACAACCCCCACTTAACCACTCCACCTTATCTTATAATAAAATATTTGGCTACCGTAGTAATAGGTCGTATATTGATGGCAACATAAACAAATAAAAATAACATATGAAAAACGTTAAAGAGTATTTAGCAAAAACACCGTATTTTGAACACCCATCTTGGTTTACTGAACCCGTATTAGATGAAAAGGGTAGAGTTATTAAGCCAGCTCAAAACTTTTACTACAAAAACGGTAACAACAACGCAGGTGAGGGTAGAGTCTTTATGGTCGAGGAAGATTACGTTGCTGAGAACGATGTATTTTTCGAACAAGGGTTAGAGTTTTGTTTGGTATTCGAGGAAAATAAGGACAACTATTATAATAGACAATACCTTAAATCCAGTAATGATAAATTTTATGATAGCCCATCAGTGTGGGATATTAGTGTGGGTGATCGTTATACTGGTGGTAAAGTTGTTGAGCTTTTCACGTTTACAGAGTTTACCGCGTATTTATCAGCGAATAAACACAATAAAGTGTTAAAACAGTTATTAACTAAAATAGAAGACTAAAATGGCAACATCACAAGAAGTAAAAGAACAATTAGATTCGTTATACGAAACATTCACAACTGAACATGATTCAAAATCTAAAGCAGCTCACCAACGTGCTCGTAAGGCAATTGGAGCTATCAAAAACCTAGTAACAGAATACCGTAAGGCATCTGTAGCTGGTGATAAGTAAACTACTTATAAAATATTGATATATAAGGGGGCACGAAAGTGCCCCTTTTTTATTTGGAGAAGCGATATATTCTTCGTATATTTATAACATATGATTGACAAGAACAACCTATTTAATTTATTCCCCCAACCCGATGAGGATGGAGATGATGATATTATAAACGGCATATCTGAAAATGAAATTGAAATTGAGGTAGCATCCTCTACTCATTTTAAGGTTGGTAAGTTTAAGAAGCTGATTGAGAATCACCAACTATTTTTTGAGCATTTTAAACGAGGAATGAAAGAAGCAGATGCTCAAGGGTATGACCATGAAGAAACAAAAAGAGCAGCATCTTTTGTAGTCTATAATCGCGCTTGGTATTATATTAAAGATTTCGATTTGAATAATAAAGAAGATGTTTTAGATTTAACTTTATTTAATCCTTATGATTTAGCTTATGTGATTCAACTAGCTATTAGAAACTTTGAAAGTATTGAGGAGTATGAAAAATGCGCCCATTTATTAGCTATTCAGAAGTTTTTAGAGAATTGGTTAAAATAACTTGGATACCCAAGGAAAGTTTATTACCTTATCAACATATTAAAACCCCAATATAAATAACGTTTAAAAAATATATAAATTATTAAAAATAAATAATAATAAATATAGAAAAACCAAAGTATAAAAATACAATAGTAAAAATATAATACACTAAACAATAACCCTATGAAAAACAGAGATTTGTATGATCGCAACTTAGAAGGTATGCGAGCTAAGATTCAAATGGCTAAAAGAGCCGTTGATCAACAATATCCGGTAAGCGAATTTATTCAATTATTAGATGAAATCGAAGAGTTAAGAGAAAGAATAGACGATGCAATTCAAAGAGAGCCTATGAGTGGTCATGAAATGAATTCATCGGCTAATAGACGATAATAAAAAAAAATAAAAGTTATGGAGTTACAAGCAGAACAATTACAAGCCAACTATGATGAGTTGATTTCGTATATTGAAAAATATATTGAATCACCACGTAAAGAACAATTAGTTACATTTTATAAACAACATGAGGATAGGTTAATCCTATTACCTGCGGCTCATAAAGCAGCATATCATTCTGCCTTTGCGGGTGGTTATGTATTTCATGTTAATAATGTGATTAAAAACGCGTTAGTATCATTTGACACTTGGCGTCGAGCAGGTAGTAATTTAGTTGATATTACGTTGGATAACGTTGTATTTTGCGCATTAAATCACGATCTAGGTAAGATGGGATCTAAGGATGAAGATGCTGTTTATCCTTCACAAGATAAATGGCGACGTGAGAATTTAGGTGAATTGTATAAGTTTAATACTAATTTAGCTTACATGAGTGTACCCGATCGTTCATTATTTTTATTACAAGAGGCTGGAATATTCGTTAGTCAAGATGAATATATTACTATTAAGACACATGATGGTTTATATGATGAAGCAAATACATCATATTTTAAATCATTCATTCCAGAGAATAGGTTTAGAACACCTTTACCACTAATCATACATGAAGCAGATATGAGAGCTGCCAGAATAGAGTGGGAGCAACAATACCTACCTACTATAGGGAAAGGTAACTTGGCTAAGCCAAAAGTTAATCGTAGCTTCAACTCAAATAACAAATCAAAAGCATTATCATCTGTTAAATCAGCAGGTTTAAAAAATATGCTAGACAATCTATAATATGACTTCAGAACACCACATCATAATATTTTTATTAATATTAATCATTGTATTTTTATATACAACGTTTAATTTATTACGTAAAAACGAAAAATATGAGGACTTAGTAGAAGGTTATAGGGTGTTCATTCTCAGATTCCAACAACAAGTTAAGGAATCAGATAAACGAATCCAAGAAATAGATTCTAAAGGAACGTTTAGTTCAGACGATGAGGTAGGTTATTTTTTCAACGAGTTAAAGAAAATCCAAGATTCACTAACCAACTTCAGAGTCGAAGAATAAACAAACCACATGCCAAGAAAAGCTAAACCAGGTAGTTCAAGATACTACTTTACGGACGAAACTGAAGATGCTATTGTAAGATACAATGCGTCTACTGATTTCGAAGAACGTTCTAAGATTTATGGTGAGGAAATACACTATGCTTATTTCAAACTTACCCAGAATATTATACATACGTTTAAATTTTATTACACTGAGGTAGACCAAATCGAACACCTTCAGCATGAAATTATAACATATTTACTTTCTAAAATACACTTATTTGATCCAACCAGAGGTGCTAAGGCATATTCTTACTTTGGAACTATTGTGAAACGTTGGTTAATCTTATATAATACCAAAAACTATAAGAAACGAGTATTAAAAGTTGATGCTTCTGAGTTAGATAGAAACGATGACTTTAGATACAACCCAGGTGAAGAGCATGTTAAAAGTGATTTAGATAATTATATGGATCTATTTACAAGCTATGCCTCAGAAAATATATTTACCTTATTCCCCAAGGGTAACGATGCTCAAATAGCAGACGCTATTTTAGAGTTATTTCGTAAACGAGAAAACTTAGAGATATTTAATAAAAAAGCACTATATATTTACATCAGAGAAATGGTAGATGTTAAAACACCTAAGATTACTCGCATAGCGCAACAACTACACACCATATTTAAATCAGAATATCTATTTTATTTAGATAATGGCTACGCTAGATTTTAATACCTCATATTTATAATAAAATACTATGAGTAAATTTGACGATAAAGTATTCGGTAAGAAGAAATTCTCAGACATACTTCAAGAAATCCACGAAAATCAAAATACTAGAGGTGCTCAAATCATTGGGTTAATATCAGAACTTAAACCATTAATCGAGGATATTGGTGATGCTACTTTAATAGTACCATTAATCAAAGAGTATATGGAGTTAGGTATTAAAAACGATGAGGTACTAGTTAAAATGGCTACCATTGTTCAACGAGCAACACAAACTAAAGGCACCGATGCTGAAGTAACACTTTTAACTGAAGAAGAAAAAACACAACTCTTAGGAGAAATCAAAAGACTACCAGACACTAAATAATGGCTACATTAGGATTCGCTGCATTAAATGACAATCTAAACCAAGTTGATGTATCTAGCTTAGCGGTTAGGACTGATAGCTTAAATAACACCTTCCAGACTGGTAGAGTGTTGAATGTTATATTAGACGAAAACTCTGATAACTTTGGTAGTTATGGTAGTTGGAATGGTATTGGTACTATAGAGTTTGAATTAGTAAACTTCCAATCCCCCCGAGAAGGAAGTAAAACCACAGCAACACCACTATTAGCTAATAGTAAAAAATACCCACTAGTAAACGAGTTAGTATTAATATTTAAACTACCAGATACAGGTTTAGGTACCCGTACTGGCTCAGAAAAGTTCTATTATCTAAATACTATTTCACTTTGGAATCACCCACACCATAACGCATACCCCAATCCACTTAAACCACAATCAAACGAACAAACTCAAGACTACACTCAAACTCAAGGTGGAAACGTTAGACGAGTTAAGGATGGTTCAACTGAAATAGATTTAAACGGTGAATCAGGTGGTACTTTTGTAGAAGAAACTAACATACATCCTATTTTACCCTTTGCTGGGGATACTATAGTTGAAGGTAGATTTGGTAATAGT